ATCCATTTGACTATCACTTGTTCCATCGGTTATCTTTTTATTTGTTCCCGCAGTTCCCTTATTGTCATCCAGTTTCTTATCTGATTTAAAGTAACTGTTTTTAATAATGTTCAGTTTTTCTTTATACTGTTCATCAGTATCGTACTCAACATCTTCGGTCAACTCTTTCATTTTTTCAATGTCTGTGTCAACCATACCATCTGTAATTACACGGAATGCGTCTTTAGCTTTATAAGTATTCATTTCTTTCACCGTATCCATATGCTTTTGTGTTGATTCGTCAAGTTTAGTTTCCAATTCGGCAACTTCTTGTACAAGACTTTCAAAGACATCTTCCTTCTCAGACGGAACATCAATATAATGTTCCTCAAACCACTTCTTCAAACCAGAAATAAAGCTCTCTGTGACTTCGTTGCGAACCCCTTGTTCACCAGCGAGTTTATTTTCTTCCATCCATTCTTTAACAACATAATTCATATACTCATCCAATTTTTCTGTCATTTCTGTTTGCATAGTTTCTGTTTTTTCTTCAATATCTTTCTTAGATTCTTCACGAACTTGCTTACGAATCTTAGCAATCTTAGACTTAACTGCAGCCTCAAAGATTGTAGCAGCTTTCGTTTTGAAATCTTCTGAAAGTTCTTCACCATCTATAAGAGCAGAAACATCTTCAGAAACATCAATCTCTAATTCTTTTTCTTCTTTCTTGGATTTAGATTCATCTTTGTCATCTTCATCATCTTCGTCATCATCTTTTTTGTCTTTATCTAACCAAGGAGGCATACCCTCTTTTTTAGATTTGCCTTCTTTTTTGGACTTAGATTCCATTTCTTCTTCGTCATCTTCGTCATCATCTTCGTAATCTTCGTCATCATTTTCTTTTTTTGTTTTACCTTCTGCTTTTGCAGAAGCATTAGATTTTTTAGCTTTCTCTTCGCTGTTCTTTTTTGTTCCGCCTTCTCCATCTTCCTCGGAATCTTCTCGGCCTTCTTCACCATCAACAGCAGGCATACCTAATTTCTTATTATCGTCTTTAGCAGCTTCTTCCACTTCTTCCATATCAACCTCTTCAAGCTTTCCATCATCTGTGAGTGTTTCTTTCTTTGCCATTTTTAATCTCCTAAAAGTAATTTGTTTCTTGTATATTTATAATATTAAAGATTTTGGAGGAATTTTTCAAAAACTTCTAACTTTTTCTGTTCCAATTCCCTCATTTTTGCATTTTCAATAGTCTTTCTCATATTGTCAATATCTTTTTCTTTAATAACTCCGTTTTCCCAAACCCATTCTTTGCCTTCCATGATACCATTAACAAATGCATCTGGTGCTGACGGATCAGCAACAATGTCAACAGTAGAAAGAACAAAATCACTTTGTACTTCGTTTACACCTTTTTTATTAGTTTTAACACTTCCCATACCTCGGGAAGATACACCAAGTTTAACTCCTTCACTAATAAGATTTTTTACGATCTTACCATTTGGGGTATCCATTACTTTTGCTTTACCAACAAAATTCTTACCATCTTCGTGAAGTTCTTTAATCATATGAGAAACTCTGTCCAAATTAATAATTGGACCCATTGGATGACCAAGTTCACCGAGAGCTCGTCCTTCTTTAACATATCGGTTATTAAAATTTCTCACCTCTTTTTGCAATACAGCATGAGGATATATTCTTCCATTCTGATTTTTAATATCAGCCTGCATGAAAATACCTTTAATGTATTGTTCTTTACCATTACCTTCAGTAATATACTCGACTTCGTGAGTATGTTCGGTTATTAGTTTCATGCTTCTTTCTCCCCCTTTTTCTTTAATCGTTCAGATTCCGCACTACGAACTTTTGGTAATATTTTTTTAGCAATCCTTTGAATTACTGCTTTTTTCTTTTTCAATTTTTTTTCTAACTTTTCTCTGCTTGCTATTGACAAACTCGATTTATCTTTATCTTTTAAAATCTTTTTTGTAATAATATCTCTTGCTTTTTTAACTGCTCTTGTTTTTAATTTCTCCGGGGTTGCTCTACGCTTCATAGCAATTTTACGTTTACGAGCAATTTGTTTTCCTTTTGTTTTCATCATTCTTGATTTTCTCATTCGTGTAAGTTTACTCATTACTTCATCAAGAACATCATTAATCATGTCATCAATCTTCTTCATTATCAGCCTTCCACTCCCTATCTATTTCATTATAAAATTTTTTCTTTTCTTCCCCACTCAGTTCATCAGGACTACTAACACCATATTTTTTTAACTTCTTGTCAAAGAAAGCATTGTAGGCTTTATCACCACCAGACTTAACTTCATCTTTTTCTTTTTTTTCTTTTTTAGGATTTTCTGTTCTTCGACCATCACCACCATCACATCTTCTTCGCATACCATCTGATTTAATATATTCGACTACATTTGAAATAATACTTTCCTTTGTACCCTTATCCATTCTCTTTTGCATTTCTTTTTCACGATCTGCTTGTCTTTTCATTTGTTCTTTTTCTTGTTCGGCTTGTCTTACTGCTAATTCTTTTTCTCGATTTGCACGTCGCAATGCAGTTTCTTTATCTCTATTAGCTCGTCTTACAGATGTTAAATCTTCTTTGAAAGTATTAATTACATTTCGTAATAAAGTTTTCATTTATCTGCCTCGGTAGGTTCTGGTGCTGGTGCATCTTGTGTTGGTAATTCATATTTGAAAGTTGTCTTAAAATCTTCAATAGCTTTAAAAGATTTATCTCTAAGAATTTGTGTCATACCTTCTTTAGCTTTATTTAATTTCTTACTCAGAATATCTTTTAATACAGCACTTTTAATATCAGTCATTTTTGATCCTTTCTTTCATTACATTTTTGATTGCTTCAATTAATAAATTGTCTGTAAGAGTACCTTCTTTAATTAATTTTTTAATGTTCTGTTCATCTTCTTCAATAATATTAACATTTGTTGATGTTAATATATTTTTCATTCTGTTTTCTTTATAGGTATCAAGAAAACTTTTAGTTTTTACTTTTAAAATAGATTTCATAGTGCTCTGTGCCTTAGAAGTCCTCATCTTCATCTCCCATCTCATCATCTTCTTCTTCTGGTTTTTCTGCTGTTATTTGTTTATCAATTTCTTTCATTTCTTCTTCAGTTTGTTGAAGAACAGTCCTACGCAGATACTCTGCTGAAATATACTTGCCAACATATTCTTCAATCATAGAAACTAATTCAAACCGGTCTCTCAATATTTCAGAGTTTTTCAACTCCATAAAATGAGAATCTTTAGCCCAATTATAACGAATACGATCTTTAATAGACATCCAATCTTCTTCTTTAATAATACCTTTAAGAATCAATTGAACTCTTAAAAGATCAGTAAATAAAAATGAAAATCTATGTCGTAAACGACCTACAAACTTTCCAAACTTTACTTCATCTCTTGTAATCTCAGAAGCTCTTCCAAGATTAAACTGTGTCGAATCAGTTCCCTCAATTCTTGAGATTGGAACATTCAACGACTTATACAACTTCTTTCTAAAATATTCTATGTCATCTGTTTCACCAAGATTCTGACCACCCGGTAATGTACTGATTTCAGTACCACGACCACCTTCTCGTCTTGGCAACCAGAAATCTTCCAACATAGAAAGATGTTTGCGTTGATCTTCAACCTCACCAGTAGATGCGTTATAAATCATTTTCTGTTTATAACGATTCATCACTTGTTGCAGATATTGTTCTGCCTTCAACTTCGGAAGATTACCAACATCAATATAAAAGATTCGTCTTTCAGGAGCTCTTGCTAACCTATAGATAACAAGTGCATCTTCTATCATTCTTAGTTGATTGTATGGTTTAATTGCTTTAAACAAATAACCCATAATCACTTGTTTTACATTATCAATTAATCCAGAATGAACATATGAAATTGAATCTGGTGCAACTTGTATTGCATTAGATGTTATACCTGCATATGTTCCAAATGCACCAGCATTTATTGGGTCTGGTGTATAAAGATAATATTCTCTAACATCTTCAACAAGTTCAAGTGTACCTTCTTTTTTCTTTTTTACTTCTCTAATCTTTTCAATTTTTAACGGATCAATCGGTATTAATTCTGTAATTCCATCTTTAGGTCTTTTCTCATCAATTACAATATGATGATACAATCTTGCATCAACATACCATTTCTTAAATAAGTCTGCACCTGTCTGATTAAAATCTAACAGATCAAGAATTGTAGAAAATTCAGTATGTATTTTATCTTTAATACTGTCTGTATAATCTAGTGATTCCAAATCCAAGGCGATAGCTGGTTTTCCTTCTTCAAGGATAACAGCCTCATTAATAATATCTTCTATAGCCCCATCAACTTCATGGGAAAAACTCATATCACGATATTTGCCGATTAAAACTTTTTCATCTTTGGCGTCTGAATCAGTATTGAGATAATGTCCAAGAATTCCTCCACCATCAATAATCTGTGTTGCGCCATCATAATTTTCGGGTGTTACAAAAGTTTTATTCTTTTTATTTTTTTTATCCTTCTTGGATTGTATTTCAAAACCAAATAACTCAAAAGCCATATAATTTTTCCTTTTTTAAATTCATAATAAAAAGGGGATGAGAATCTCATCCCCTTACATACTAGAAGTATTAGCTGTTAAAAGCTCCACTAATATTTCCCAACGCGGTGGACATCATTCCACCTAAATTAAGATCAACTTCACCATTTCTAATCTGGACTCCACCCCATATATTAGAACCAGAAGAAGTACCTCCTCCAGCACCTGGCATAGATTCCCAACCATTAACAGCAAATGTAACTGCATATTCTTCAACTTGGTCATTAGAATCCCAAGCCAAATCAATAGCGGCAACCTCTGTCGGATAAATATCAATCATAGTATAAGAACGAATTGGAACTCCTTTTCGATCTAGTTGATTCACGATTGCACGACCATAAACATCCTCAGAACCTATTCGTTGGTAATTATTATTATGGTCTTGAATATCTCGCATCCATCCCTCAAACCTACTACGAACAGACATTACAGGATCATTAAATACAGTTACAGTCCAATCAGCAAATGTACGGTCTCCCGGAACTTTTAACTGGCGTCCTTGATACGGTACATCAATATTGCCTACTTGAGAAACAGGCATAGAGGTACCTTTACATAAATAAGCAAACTCTGCCATGCCGACGGTGCTAGGAAACATATGTACTTCAAACAAATTAGGTCGAACACCACCCCTAAATTGTGAACTAAATTGATTAATTGTTGCCATTTTATTACTCCTTTAATATTTAATAGTATTTATAAGATTAACCACCGATTTCTGAAAAATTAACATCAGTTCGAGCGGCAATAAAGTTCAGTTGGATATAATTGATAGAACGTGCTGGTTTAATGTAAATATCACCAACAAATTGATTAGCATCAATTATACTGCCCGGATTATTTGAACCGTCACATACTACTTTAAAGTCAGTAATACCACGGCGTCCTTGTATTGTTCGCAAAAATGGTGTTACCATATTTACAAATAAAGAACGTGTGAATGTATCGTTAAATTCAAACAGCATTGATTTCGCAGCAACACTAATTGCTTTTTCAAGTATAATAAAGAGGCGACGTACATTAATACGATCAAATGCAGTAGGTGAAACTTGAGCAGTTTTATCTCCCCAAAGAATAACACCTGCACCCGTTTGTGTAATATACGGATTAACACTCTTTTTATATAACTCATCACGATCTGCTTTAGTAGGCTCCCAAGACAATTTAACAATGTTCTTAACTTGTCCACGAACCATACCAGCAGGGGACCACCAAGCATCTTGTGTTTGTTCAGTTCTTGCTACCATGCCAGCGGTATCAGCATTCATAGGCTGCCAGAAAAATTTATCTCTATACCTACAATATTGATATTTCCAAGCACCATCATATACTACATAATTATTAACTATATTTTTATCAGCAATAACGGCTGCATTAGTTTTTGTAGTAACAGCAGCAGTATAACCGGGTGATAAAAATACCATCGCATCATTTCTTTCAGTAGCACCCTGTCCAACCATTCCAGACAATGTAGTATTCATAGCAGTAGTTGTTTCTCCACCAATAATGAGATTTACATCTACAACTTCTGGTACTTGAAATAATGGATAACCTTGATTAGCTGCAGTTCTTGAAGCAACTGTAACAGCAGTACCATCAGAACCCCATCCCATAGACCCACCAAGAACACCTTCAGCGGCTGTGGCACTATCAAAAGTTTTAAAGGCTGCGCCAATCTTTGGTTGTCCGGCTTCTCTACCTGCTGCAACTGATAATGCAGTAAGTTGAGTTACATCACCCAACCATACATATTTTGATTCATTACGCAGAACATCTTTAATATAATTAGATGAACCATCATGTCGTTTTGCATCAGAGGCTTTACTTACAGAAGCAAACTTCTCTAATACTTCACCTGGGTTTCCTGTCCAAAGACCATCTTCGTCTTGAACAAGAACGTGCATCTCATCATTCCTTGTAACATTTGGAAAATCACCAGAATACGTTACACCATCCCAACCATTTGCACGAGCAACATCTTGAGAAGTACCTGGGGCTCCGTCAAAGTGTTTAATAAAATCTGCATTAACTGTACTGTCTGACCATGCATTAGTATCAATAACCGTTACTTTTAAACTATTGCCTAAAGCACCTGGGTATTTAGCAACAAATAATGTATCACTTGCAGGCGTGACGGTATCATAATGAGTTGCATTATATACATCTAATCCGGCTGCTGCTGGTGCATTGTCTCCAATCGTTGAGTTCGTTGCGCCAGATTCACATACTCTAACAACAATCAAGTTGTTTGCATATGCAAGGTAATTTGCGCAAGACCAAAAATGTCTTTCTGTTAAATCGTCTGGTTTACCAAAAACATCAACCAGGTCGTTTTCGGTTGTTATCGTAGTTCTTTCATGGACTGGGCCCCATTGAAATCCACCACAATATGCACCAATCGCCGTAGCGGTATTTGGTACAACCGTTGTTAAATCTTTTTCCGAAATACTAATTCCGGGGGATACTTGAAATGCCATTTGATTTCTCCTTTTACATTCTTAATATTGATATAGATTTTACTTGTTAAACGTATCAACTTTTTGCCACATACCTCCATCAGGCATGAGTTCATACTCGTCATCCAATCCATCATCAATAATACCAAAAGGGATTGTCATATCGTCAATGGTATCCATTTTATGTTGATATAATTTTTCCCGTATATTCTGATTACTCAATTCTTTAAAATACTGTTGATCTACAACCCAACCAAATAAAACTAAAGTTGTAACCAAATCATCATTTGCTCCTTCTTCAGCAGCAAATGTATCTCCATTGGTTACATATGTTGTCAACTCAGAAATAATATCATAATCTGGAATTAATAATTTATCTTCTTCTACTAGACTCTTTAGATTTGAACAACCTATTTTTTTAACTTGTTTTGTTGTTCGTACTCCGTAAGATATGTCTTTTTTATGACCACTTGATATTTGTTGGCCATGTCTACCATACCACGATACTGTTAAAAGATTTTCATATTCTAAATCATGGTGTAAAACATCTGCTACCTGAGCTCCAATATCATTACTTTCTACCAAAATATATGCATCATTATATTTCTTACCTATATTATTTATAATATTTGGAAAGAGCAGCGGTGCAACCGTATTATTTCGATATTTTGCTACTATTTTGTACGGAACTTCAGTAGTATCAAAAACTGTGAATGTAGAATAATCCAATCCTTGCCCACGAGCCGTATCGACCGTGATTATATACGCTCTATCGTTTTCTGGTTCTTCATATACATCTAAATCTTCTTTTGACCATATGGGAGCATTATAAGATAATTCTTGTAATTTCTCGTATGATATGAGAGTATTAGAAGAACCCAGAAAATCTGCTTCATACTCCTGTCGAAATGCCTCCTCACCAATATCAGATATAATCTTTTTACGCCATTCTTGATCTCGTTCTGGAATACTAGTCCAATG